ACGAACCACTGGTTCTTTTCCTGCATGACGTTGGCTGGCCCACCGGTCGGCGCGACATATTTTACGGACTCGACACGGTTCCGGCACAGATCACCGAGGGATGTCTTTCCGGCAGTCAGCACCTGACACTGCTCAAAGCTCCGGCTCCCGATGTGTTTGGCCTACCATACGAAGGAAGCGGTATAGCTGGCATCGCCGCTGCCGAGGGTGGTCCTGAGAACGGCGTTCTAACCGCAGTGGAGACGTTCGTGAAAGATCACCCGTTGTTGGAATTTTTCTGGCTTCCCTGCCTTTACGTGAATCGAGCGATTGAAGTCTGCGTAGACCGGCTTGCCTTCGAAGGTCTGCCAAGACCTTTCGTACTCCATGAGAAAGTCACGGATTGGCATTGATTCTTTGATTGCCGTGCGCCACGCTTCGCCGCGTTTCGCCGGGTCCGCCGTGTAGTGCAAGTCGCAGACGACAAAGCGATTCTTTGGATTTCGCCATACTTCGACGCCTTCGAGCGGCCTTTTCGACGGCACAGGAGGCGTTTCGCGGAAGGTCAGATCTGCGGCGTCGAATTGATCGAAGACAATCTTTTTGAAAAATCCCGGACTCCGCGAACTGATGCCGGTGAGCCGTCCGCCGCCGTCGAGAGTTGGCTTTGATGCCGAGTAGGAGGCTTGCGCCTCCTCCCAGAATGCCCACTCGTCGAACAGCATGCCTGAGAGTGTGAACTGTCGCATTTGGTCGGCACCTTGCGGGAAGCCCTGAATCTTGCTGTGAATTTCTTCGAACTCGAGCACCGGGGGCTGCTTAGACATCTTTCCGTTTTTCAGTACCGGAAGCAATGCTTTCGGGATTCGCCATTCCGGAATGTGCTTAAAGATGAATTCTGCCCGCGCAACGAGTTCGCCGGAGTCGTCTTCTTTCTTACTTACGAAAGCATTGAAGCGGCCCGAGTTGAAAATCGTGTCGTGCGTATAGAGCGAGATAAAAGTCCACGAGCAGATCATCCGGCGGGATTTCGGAATTGCGAGAAGGCGTTCGCGCTGCCACAGGCGTGCGAGAAATTCGACGTATTCGAGGTACGCTGGGAATGGCTTAATCGCGTCGTTCTGGCTGACTTGGTCCAGCGTGAACACGCAGTCGCGCAGGAAATCCCACGGATTAGCCGCATAGAACGCTCGCATGCGGATCTGCTCTCGGACCTGTTCCGGCCCGCTCAACGCCTTGAACGCCGCGTATTCGCGGTCGTGCTCCTCGTGTATTGAATCGGCAGTGTAACTTTTACGTAGTTCGCTCATAGCTGATAAGGCTGAGCCTGCCCGAAAAGATTACAACGGGCAATGCGGAACCGCTAGAGATTCTCGTCGAGCCAATCGTCGAACTCGTTCTGCGGTGCGGCGGCCTTGTCTTCAGACGGCCCAGCCAAGGCTGGGACTCCGGTCGGCGTGACGTCGAGCGGTTCTCCACGCGATTTCATTTCCTTAAGCATGTCCATGAAAGTGCTGAGGGTTCCGGATTCGACCGACACTTCTTGCCGCGCTTTCCCGTGCGTCTTCTCGACCGCAAATTTCGAGGCGTCCATTGCGACAGTGTCCCTGGTCTTCGGGTTGAGAATAAATGCGTGGATTCGCCGCGCTCCGTCCCGCGCTGCATTTTTCATAATTCCAATCGCATCGTCGTCGACGAGCTGGTCGCGCCATTTCTGAATCTCTTCCTGTACGAATGGGTTGGTGAGAATAATGCTCATCCGGCTTGGCGTGTAGCCGAGGAGTGCGCAGATCTCGTTGTTCGTTTTACCGAAGGCATGCAACCGGGCGATCTCTCGGTACCGCGTAATGATTCCACGGGACGGCGCCTCCGGCGACTCTGTCTCGAGTTCTCGGTCGAAGGTTGGAATCTCGTCGGGACTTCCGCAATACGGAGTTGCTGCGGCCTTACTGGCATCCGTGAATGCTGGCTTACTTGCGGGGTTGAATACGTTGGGATCGAAGTCGTCGGCCATGGGTGGAGTTTACCTCACTGCGCGTTGCTTAGGAAGGTTACTTCAGATTCTATCTTTTCTTTAGCTGAGAATCCGAGTGCTTCCCAATCGGCTTTGCGCCTGTCCCACATTTTAGTCGTGACGATTACATTGGTGTTATGCCCGATTAGACTTAGCTGACCTGTGAGAACCATTTCATGTATTTCGCCCATCACTGTAGTACTAAGCTTCGCAGCAGTCTTATTAAAACGGCGACTCAAAGTTGCAAGTTTCACCGGAGTGTTGTCGACGCATCTAACGTGTATAAAGGCAGACAGCCTTAAGCGCAAATTATCGCGATCCTTTATATCGGAAGTCTGCATTGTCTCAAATCGCCAGAGTTGGCGTTCTTGATCGGACAACTCACCGAATGCTGTGTCTGTTAGCGCATGGACTGGTCCGCGCTCGCCGTAAAGCTTTTTTATCATATAGTCGTGTTGGGTTCTGGTATCTGTCGGTTTGGTGTCTTCGGTCATGTCGTCCTCCAATAAAGCTAAGCTAGCACATCAGCCTATAGGCCTATAGGGAAATCGACGGCTGACGCCGCTTGTCGCCGCCCCGTCCCTAAGTCCTGCTGCGTTGAGTCGTAGTGGAGCATTGCGTCAAATTCAAATTTGGCTTAGAGCGCGCCCTGACACGGGGGAATTCAGCACAAGGTCGGCCTAGCCGATGCCGGGGTGGGCAGGGGGTTCGCCTGACGGCGAACGGTGCGACGTGTCAACTAGTATTGTTTAGTATACAGTATTGGTTTATATACTAGTCTAGTTTACACAGCATCCCCGCGCTTCGCGGGTCGGCATCGGACGGTCGCGCTTCGCGCGCCGTCGGAGTCGTCGGAGCACTGTTAGCACTGCAGCATTATCGACCTATAGGCCTATAGGTGTATCGACTCGTAGTGCATCGACTCCGTTGGGCTTGGGTTGCTTGGATCGGTGGGTTCTCGGAACTTCGTCGGGAGCAGGGCTTCTCGGAATCTCCCCCTATATATAGGTAATTTTTTTTTTTTTACTTATAGACTAAGTCAGACCAAACGGGCCCAAACGAGCTCGCGCAAGACTCGGACTGTAAAGTCGATTAGTCTGTAGGCCTGTAGGCCGATACCGCGCCCTGCATATATAAGGACGCCCGGAATGTCACCGTGCCGGCAAATGTCAGCCCTGTATACAATCTTATAGAACGTATACGGTCGTTTGGCGTCAGATCGAACCTATTGGTATTGGGCGTGGCACCAACCCTGCAATACATCACTGCAACCGAGTCGGTCGAACGACTCTAACAGAGGGATACAGTATGACTGCAACTCAATTAGCCAAAGCGAAACGTGCAACTCCGGAATATAAGACGTGGAAACGTTCTGTTATTGCTGCAATGCGTATCCTCAAGGCTAACGGGCAAGATGCATCGGTATTGGCAACGTGCCCTGATTCGTATTCGTTTTATTTAAAATTGAAGTTCTAACTAACCGGCGACGTCGAACTCGCTCTAACGAAAGGTATCACTCATGCAAGCATTCAAGTACACGCTCTTAGGTCTTAGTTTCTTGTTCTTACCGGCCATGACTTTCCTTGCAGTGATGGTGTAGTCATGAACTTACAAGCAATTCCCAAAGCTACAAGCAAGCGTCTTAAGCGTGTGTTCCCTAACCACACTGAGGTTCTACACCGTTGGGCTAACCAGACCCAAAGCGACGCTCGTTGTAAGAACGTCTATTTCGACGGCACTAGCGTGTATTCTTACGGCTCACACTATGAGTTGGGCCGCCTAATTGAATTCAATGGCATGACCGTGGCTATCATCAATGACACCGGCTATTCGGTTACAACCCGCAAGCATATTTCTGGCGCAAAATACGCGACCTTACACCTACCAACGGTTACAACTGAGGGGGACTTTGCAACTGGTTGTGTAAGACGCGGGCTAGTTCGAGAACAGGGTAAGTTGGTCGATGACATCTTTAGTCACTTTAGCCGGTTGTCTTTCGGTAGTTGGTCGCGCCAATGGGGTCAACCCGATGACGACGGTGACGTATCGCCATGGGACCTTTCGGAACGCGCAAAAGCTTTCAACGCCAAAGTTGAGTTGCTAGGTTTTGCTGAGTTGGCATTAGACATCAATGCTGAGTTCATTTCGGTGTACAACGAAAAACTTACAGACGGGCAAGCCAAAACGGCTATTCGAGACGCGGCCAAAAGCGAAAAACAAAAGGCCGCGCAAGCGGCTTACGCGGTCGAGCAAGCAAAACGCGACGAAAGCTCGAAAGCCGCGCGAGAACTTTGGCACACTAGCGGCGGTCCTTACGTCCAAAGTCTCAGCCGTGTACGCCCAATGCTTTTGCGCGTGAAAGATTCTTTCGTCGAAACGAGCGGCGGCGCAAGTTGTACAATTGAAGAGGCGCGCAAGCTCTTAAGAGCCGCCAAAAGCGGTCTTTTAAAATCGGGAGACAAAGTTGGCGAGTATACTTTCGACAAGTACACTAACAATGGAAAAACCCTAGTCATCGGTTGTCATGACATTGAAGTTGCAGAATTAGAACGGGCGCTTGCAAGCAAGTTGTCCTTAGTTGGGGGTGTATAATGGACCCCCAATTTAAAACTTTTGCCGAAATTCACGAGGCGCTAAAAGCCGGTAAGCGGGTGTTTTGGGCTAATGACAACTACGAAGTCACGCGAAAACCACACTATGGGATGCTCTTGAAATACAACATAGACCCGCAAGACAACTACGTTTTGGACTGCCGCTGTATTGAAAACTATTTCGGCGGCCTTTTGGGTGAAAGCGAAATTTCTAGGTGTTTTACAAAAATTGAAAGCGCGAGTTGATACCGCCCGCGTTTTCTACTCGACCGTTCGACCTCACACCAGTGGTCGAGAACTAACCGGGGTTGCGGGTTGGTGTGAACCCGCGCCTCAACTTTTGAAAGGAAAATGTTATATGAAATCGAAAGATGCCGCCGGAAACTATTTTGCCGAGTACGTCCTAAATCATTCACCGACTGGAACCGAACCTGTGCTGTGGTCCGAAGCCGTGACCGAATACCTGCGGCGTGCCGGAATTGCCGAGGTTACGCCGAGTACGACGCTTGCCAATGTTGATTGGCCCGAAATTCGTCGCCTGCATAACCGGCTGCTTGGCGACGGGAAACAGCGCCGGAATGTCGATTCAACTCCGGCACCGACTAAACCCTTTGTAATTGGAGAAACGAAATGAAAAATCAGTACACGCCTGGGCCGTGGTATTCATATTTCCCTGCGCAAGGTGAGCCACGCATCGGCTCTAAAGGGAGTCGTACTCCTGACATAGACGTAGCAATTGTTAAAGAGCCCGACGACGCCCATCTCATTGCAGCAGCGCCGGAGTTGCTTGAGGCACTTGAATACCTGCTGTCGCGTTGTGATCGGATTGTTCACCATAGCGGTGACGAAGACCCACGACTCAAAGCAGAGCGTACAATCGCCAAAGCCACGGGCGGTGCCGAATGAGTCCGCTAAGCATTGCCGAGGGAATTTTACTAGCTCTTGTAATTTTGTTTATTGGCGTTCCGCTCGCATTATTTATTTGCGGATGCGCTTTCGGCGCGGTATTCGGCCTGCTCGGATGCATCATTGGCATTGCCGGCGGTGCGGGGCGCGAAGCGCCACACCGTCCGAAGGGCGTAATTTCGCAGTCTGAGTGGAGTGCGCTGCATGATTTAACGGACCGGAATTCCCCGGTCTGAGTGGAGGAACGTATGAGCATAACTAAAGAATTTGAATTCGAGACCAGCACGGGCGAAATTCTCGACGTCTCAGTCGATATTGACTGCCGAGACGGAGACTATTGCGACGCTTCGTTTGATCGTGTCTATTTAGCTCGACGAGCAAAACCGTACGACGCCGTCAAGGAATCGTCGCTCAGCGACGCGGACCAAGGACGGCTCGAAC